TTCATCAGATGTCCTAAGACACCAATATGAGCAATCCCAAACATTGTTCCTACTGTCAGAACTACCCACTTAAATGGCGATTTTTGATTATCCATAATTACATCTTGTAAGATTCATCGGACTTTGGAGGTGTCTGTGTTATTTGTACAGGTGCCTGTTCAATACGAATAGTTTGTGCCGGTGCAGTTTGTGCTGCCTTTTCAATCAATCTTTCCATCTGTTCTTTTGTAATACCGCCACCATTAGATCCACCACCTTCTCCTGCTTTCTTTGCTGCCTGAACACCAAAAGTCGCAAGCACCCCAGTAAAGACGCTTGCGATAAAAGTTGGATCTAATTTTTGCTCGGGAATGCCAAGGGCGGGTGGTAACTTGATGTATGCCAGCGTGAGTATTCCGCCGCTCCAAACAAGGATGCCAAGCCTAACAAAAGTAGACAGAATAGCAAGTTGTTCTTCCTTGTCATCTGCTGCCTCCTTTATCTTTCCAAAGAAACCTTTCTTATCAGGTTTCTTTTCATTCTTAACATCCTTTACATCGCTGCGAACTTCCGGCATTAGTCATAAGCAAATATAAATTTATTTAGCGATGTAACCATTTTTTTCTAACCATTCACGAGTCATTGGAGTAGGATCATAGTCCGTCCACATGCTACCACGAGCACATGATTCCAATGCTGTTTGTGTCATACCTGCAGTTTTACCTGCCCAGGTTGCTTCTTTTTCCCATGGCCATGCTGACTCAGGATAACTCTCCTCTACAATCTCACGCCACAATGGTGGCACTTGATCTTCAGGTTTAATGATAGCAATCATACTATTATCAAGTGTGCCTGCCATGCAGTCCTGTGCCGCGTGCCATCCTTCATGACGCATAACACTCATCAATACACCAGGACGATGCATATATGCTCGATTAAGATAGAAGTTGTTACTTACAGTATGATAGACACCACGATGTCCTACCGGAAAATACTTCTCATCAGCAAGATAAACTTGCACATCTACAAGAGTCAGTGCATTCAACATACGACTAAACTCCTCTGCAACTGGATTCCAGTTAGACAGAGGATATTCTTGTGCCAGATAGTCAATACCCCAGATAGGTTCTACATCATCGGTACATTCTTGAAGAAGCATACACCCCATAGAATGATTGGTAAAGTAATCACTATCTTCAAGAGGATCTGCCATTACAGGGGCAGCAAGACATGCTGCCATCAGAGCCATAATAATTTTTTTCATATCAGAAAGGTAAAGCAGGTCCGGTTGTAGAGGGGATAGGAGGAATAGCACCACCAGTGGCACCAGGAAGTTCTGGCATGGCAGAGTCTAGCATTCCGGGGAGAGCACCAGCAATTGCTTCTCCAGCAGCTGCTGCAACTTGAGATTTGATATTCTCAACAATAGAATCTTTATTGAGATATAGTGCAGTACCGCCGCCGACGATACCTGCAGTTCCAACAAAAGAAAGAACTGCTAAAACATTAATTACTTTTTGCATAATAAGCCTCATAGTATTTTACAATTCCCGAGGTGCTTGTATTACCTTGGGATACCCAGTCGTGGGCACACTCGTAGATTGATTGACTGGAATATTTAGGTACATGATTTATCATCACATGACTAAACTTTAACATCAAAACTCGGAGTGCCTGCTCACGAATTTTTAATCTTTGATCGTCATAACGCCAATCATTATCCATATAGATTTTCCGAACCTCCTTGAAAATTTTCCGATGCGCCAATAGGGTCTAATTGAGTTGTAGTCTTGCCAGTTTTGGTTGCCATATCATACATCACTTCATGAATATTGACAGGTTCAGTTTCGACTTTCCAAGAACCACCAACTCCACCATCCATATTTACAATAATGTCGTCGCCAGATTCTTTCATTAGTTTTTGATACTCCATTTGAGTTTCTGTTAAAATTGGTTCACTGAACCACTCATCATAAGGTGCAATAATTGGTGCTGGATAGGTCATGACTGCCAGTGATAATGGAAGAAATTGCCTTTTGAATCGCACATTGGATCTTCTGATACAACACGATACGGTAGCATCCGCTGTCCTTTGAAACTTGTTCGGTCCCCAATGATACTGTATGCTTTGAGAAAGTTTTCTCTTCCCTTATCAGATTTGAATTCATTCACTAAAGTTGTAGAAGCAACTGGTCTCCAATAACGAAATCCTTCATATTGTCCGGGAGCATAAACTACGCCAGCAACAGTGTTTGGGTAAAGAGGAGATCTGACACGATTAAGGATAGACACTGCTACACAGTATTCATCCATAGTGTTAGGGGCTGCTTCAACCTTGACTGCTCTTGCCAAATGGTCATAGTCAATGGGCGTTAGTGCCAGGAGTGTTTCTAAAATCATACCATTAAAAAAGGAACCTCTTCAGTGCTTTCGTATTATAGGACATCATTTCAAGGTTGTCAAGACAAGGAGTCATCTCCTATGTATTCAAGAGAAAATACATCATGATCATCTATGTTTGGGTCCAACCATTCGGAGAATTCTTTTTGAATAGCATAAGCATCATCTAAAGTTGGTGTTCTTTCCTTATCAATTTCACAAAGATAATGAATACGATCTATGACCCAATGGTAATTGCGTTCAAGAGTTTGTTCCAAAGTTACCATAATTTTTCTTCATGTACCTTCCTAGAATATTGCTATTATAGTAGAGAGGTCCTCCATCGTCAAGGGCTTCGGTTAGAACGTTATTGATGAAAAGTTGTTTCGTCTCTTCATAATTGACCTTTCCTTTGGTCTTATGGAGACTTAAAATTTCTCTTGTAAAAAATTCGTTTCCAATCTCTTTACGGTCTTTGTTAAGTTCATCAGAACTGCCGTAGTATTTTTTCCAGTCGCTTTCAGATTTAACTCTCCTAGATTTACCTCTAGGCTTTCTATTTGACCAGAAGTATTTTCTTCCGATATACTGGCGACCGTTTTTGAGATTTGTAATGAGATAGACAAAACCGAAGTTATCGTCAATATTCTCAGATAAAAAATCGGTTCCCTTAAACTTCCAGGGATTTTCATAATCTGTCAAATCATTCCATCATCTGGAATTTATTTATCTTCAGTAAAAGCAGAGTATCCATCATAGTCACCAAACAGAAAGGCATCCGATTTTGCTGCCTCTCTGTATGCCTCTAAAGATTTTTCTTCTTCAGAATCAGAGACTAAATCCTGCGAATGTGTTTTCGGTGACATCTTGTTTGATTCCTCCGACGATGTAAGACTCAACCTCAGTTTCTTGAGGAGCAACTTGAAGACCCTTCGACGAAATCCAATGTTCCGTCCAGGGGAGTGGGTTATTCTTTGCGGGTATGTCATAGATTGGTTTTAGTCCAATTGCTTTCATTCTACGATTGGCAATCCATTCCACATATTGCTGAAGCAATTTATCATTCAAACCAATCATTGAACCATTCTTGAACAGATATTCTGCCCAAAGTTTTTCTTGATTAACACAGTTTTCAAATGCACCAATCAACCATTGTTCTTCTTCTTTAAAGATTTTTTTCATATCAGGATCATCACCTTCTCTCCACTTCTTCAGAATATTCTGAGTAATAGCAAGATGCTGATTCTCATCTCTAGCAATCAGTGAGATGATCTTTGCACTTCCTTCCATAAGTTTGAGTTCACCAAAAGCAAAACTACAAGCAAATGATACGTAAAAGCGAATACCTTCAAGGATATTAACATTCGCAACTGCTCTAAAGAGTTTGCGCTTGAGTTCATATCTGGATTCTAATGCATAAGGAACTTGCTCCAATGCATGTTGCCAATCATTAGAATTATCATAATGATGTGCTGCATTAATAAACTCATTATATGCCTGAGTAACCGTCATGGCACGTTCAACAATGCGATCATCATTCAGAATGTGATCAAATACATCAGAGGGGTCAGGATAAATGTTCTTGATGATATGAGTATATGAACGACTATGGATCATCTCCATGAACCCCCAGACCTCCATACATGCCTCTAATTCAGGCAGAGAGCAATATGGGATAAATGCCATACCAGGACCACGACCCTGAACCGAATCAAGCATAATCTGATACTTCAAGTTAGAAGTAAAAATATGCTTCTGTTCTGGACGTAGTGTCTGATAATCAGCACGATCTTTCTGAAGAGATACTTCCTCTGGTCTCCAGAAATATCCTAACTGCTGCGTTGTGAGTTTGTCAAAAATTGGATACTTGTAAGAATCGTATCTCTGAATACCCAATGGTTTACCAAAAAACATTGGTTGTTTTTTAGTGTCAACTTCCTCAGAGTTGAAAACAGTCATGGATTCAACCACTGGTTTTTCTTCTTTGTTTATCTTAAATTGTACAAGACTCACAGTCTTCCTCCTCCGCGTTTTCTAATTGAGAAATTAAACTATCAAGAGACTCCGTAGATTCCTCTACTTCATCATTTTTATTATCGTATGTATTTTGGTAATAAGAGGTCTTCCAACCGTACTTATATGTAGTTAAAAGATCCTGTGCCATTACACTAACAGGAACTTCAGAATTTTCATAATGCTCTGGATTATAGGACCAGTTTCCAGAAATTGCTTGATCGAAGAATTTCTGCATAACTGCAACAATATTAATATACCCAGCA